ACAGAACGAAGATATAAAGAATTTCAATAAAGACATAGAGTTTATCAGAAATGTGCTGAAATCAGCTAATTCAGGTGATTAAATGGGACTTATAACAACACTAAAAAGGTGGTTTAACATGATTTTCAAAAAACAAGCCGAAGAGGACTTTAATATCCAGGCAGCAGAATTTCCAGAGATGGAATCGCTGATTAACCGGTGCGCGAACATTTACAGAGGTGCGCCGGAATGGCTGGATGATAAGAATAATATCAAGACGATCAATTTTGCTAAATCTGTCTGCTCAGAAACAGCTCGGCTCGCAACGCTGGCGATCGGCATTCAGATAGACGGTTCTGCAAGGGCTACGTGGCTACAGGAACAGATCGACAAGGTATATTTTCAAATCCGTCACTGGGTAGAATATGGCTGTGCTTATGGAACAGTATTTATTAAGCCAAATGGTGAAAGCATTGACGTATTTACTCCGGCAGATGTGATGATCGTGGACTATGATAATCAGGAAATTAAGGGAATCATATTCAAGGATTCTTATACTGTTGGACGGAAATACTATACACGGCTTGAATATCATAGATTTGTTGAGACTACCGTGGATGGCGTGACGACCTATCCGTACTACGTTTCTAATAGAGCCTATGTGTCAAAATCCCCTCAGTCAATCGGCGATAAGATTGACCTTAAACAGACCAAATGGGCTGACCTTATGGCAGATACGCCGCCGATTCTCAAGGCAAATGGAGAGAAGCTGGACGGGCCTCTGTACGGAGTACTGCGGACGCCGCAAGCGAATAACGTGGATATTAATGCACCATTGGGATTGCCGATTTTTGCCGAAGCTATCGAGGAGTTAAAAGACCTCGACATTGCATACAGCCGTAATGCCGGAGAAATATTTAATTCTCAGAAGATTGTTCTGGCAGATGATAGACTGCTGATGCCAAGCGGTACGCCTGTATCAGCCATGTCACCACAGGGTATGGAAAACAGACGGAATGAGATGAACTTGCCGCACTTTGTAAAGAATGTATTCGGACAGGACGAAAAAGAGTTCTATCAAGAAATCAATCCACAACTCAACACAGATACACGTATAAGCGGCATAAATGCCCTTTTAAGCCAGTTAGGGTACAAGATTGGATTTTCCAACGGGTACTTTGTTTTCAACGAATCTAGCGGCATTCAGACGGCTACGGGAGTGGAAGCAGAACAACAGAGGACAGTGCAGTTTATCAAGGATGTTCGAGACAAGCTGGAATCCTGTCTGGACGAAGTTATTTATGCGCTGAACGTTTACGCTGACCTGTACGGACTTACACCTGTCGGAGCTTATGAAGTCAATTATGATTTTGGAGATATTCTCTATGTCAGAGAAAATGACCGTGCAAGATGGTGGCAGTATGTGATCACTGGCAAAGTTCCGGCATGGCTGTATTTCGTGAAATTTGAAGGAATGACCGAGGAAGAAGCGAAAGCAATGGTCAAAGAAGCTCAACCAGACGAGCCAACACTATTCGGAGAGGAGTAAGAAGATGGCAGATAAACCAGTAACAAGGGAAGAAAAATATCTTGCGTACTTGACAGGTGATTACACAGGTGAAATTCCAAAACCAATCACACGAAAAGAGAAATATTTATACAAATTGTGCCTAAAAGGAATAGGTGGCGAGATTTCTCCGGAAGAAATCAAAGCCGCAGTAAATGAGTACCTTGAAAAGAATCCAGTCAAACCCGGAGCCACGACAGAACAGGCACAGCAGATTGAGCAGAACAAGACGGACGTTGCTTCGCTGAAAGAAGAAACTGGTTCGCTAAAGGAAGATATGACTTATGTAACAGAAACAATATATGGCGACAAATTTTTAAAAACACTTGAGACTGTCAAAACCGAATTGTATTATGAAAAGCATGCTTGGTTCATTCCACTTAATTTATATAGCCAAGGTGACACAATGTTGTTTTATTTCCCGACACTATCAGATGGCTCGTATCAAACATATTTATGTGACGAAAGCAAGGTTGCCGTACAGAATATTACTGTTGCAGTCAAAGATCATTATAGTACAGTTAAATATCCTAATTTTGGAAAAAAATATGCATATCTCCGTATGTATGCGGAAAAAACGACGGATGTATGTTATATAAAAAAAATGAGTTTAACAATATTAAGTGTTATTGATGGGTTTACACAAAAAAATATACATTCATTGCTTGTTGACAATACCGGGAATACAGACGTGTCTAGGGATGTGCAAATGCTTATAAATAAATTGGAAGCGGACGATGTTGAGATTTATTTCCCAAAAGGAAAGTATCTCTTTTCTAATACTATCAATCATAAAAAAGGAAATGTGACTTTTAGATGTGCAGATGGTGTAGAAATGATTATTAATTCCAGCCCAGTTTATACAACATTTAATATATCGGGAGCGGATATTCCACCTTATTCTTTAGGTACATTTAAAATAATCGGCGGTCATTGGATAACTACAAGACCTTTTGATGTTTCTGGAAACAGTATAAGCACAGGTTTTCAACTAACAAAAATGGGTGGCGTGACTATTATAAATGCCACTTTCGAAGAATTAATGCAGAGCAATCACCTATTTGATATATCAGGAACAAAAAATATATTAATACAAGGATGTACATTCAGAGGTACATTTTTTAACCCGTCACAAAAACCGAATAGGGACGGAAACTTTGAAATGATACAAATAGACCTAGCAAGCGGAATTAATCTATCTATTTGCACCGAAAACGGGCATAACGAGTGTACAAAAAATGTTGTTATAAAAGATTGCGTGTTTGAACCAAGTGGCAAAGATAATTGTTACTTATACAGACCAGTAGGAATACATTTTGGTGGAACCTTGATTAATAATGTGGTTGACTGGTACGATAATATAAAAATCGAAAACAACATTTTCCACAATGTTTTAGGACGGGCGATAGAAGTTTCTTGTGCAAGAAATGTATCAGTAAATGGGAATATTTTCAAACAGGAGACGGAAATAATTGATGGAATAATAAAATGTGGAAGTGTAAGATGGGGTAATACTGCTACATGGGCAACGTTTAACGGTATTTCTGATAAACAACGATATAATTGTATGAATATCAGTATTCTCAATAATATTCTTAGTTGTAGTGTAGATTCTGACGAAATGTTTATAGATGCGTTCCCAGTATTAGATACATCTAGTATGTATGTTAATTCGTCTGGTAGTCCTTTAAAAAAAATGGCAAAGAATGTAACTATCAAAGGCAATACTGGTGATTTGAATATAAGAGCCAATAATATCCATATGTTGAGCATCAATAATAATGATGTTCCAAATGTGTATGTTGACAACAATAGTTAATTAACTAAAATAGGTTTTATTTAACCAATAAAAAATCAAAATATGTACCACGACTTTTGACGAAAGAGGTGATATACTATGCTTAGTCCAGAATATTTACAGCAAATTACAGAGGGCAGTGAACGAATTGCCGAAGAACTGCATCAATATATCATCTCTGAGATCGTGTCGAGAATGATGTCAAGAATCGGCAGAGGTGAAGATTATATTCTGACCAATGCCGATGCGTGGAGAATCAGAACACTACAGGAATCGGGTGAACTGTTAGAGGATATTCTGACAGAATTATCCAGATATACCAAACGTGAACAGCGGGAACTCCTTGAAGCGTTTGAAGATGCCGGAATCACTGCAATGAATTACGATGATAAGGTATATAAGGCGGCAGGATTAAGCCCTGTACCACTTGAACAATCACCGGCTATGATAAGGCTCATGGAGCGAAATATGCTTGCGACTATGGGCGAGTGGAAGAACTTCACAAGAACGACTGCAAGCGTCGCTCAAAGGCTCTATATCGAGCAATGCGACCTTGCATATAATTATGTGATGACTGGGGCAGTTGGGTATACGCAAGCCATCAAAGAGGCGGTTAATAATGTTGTGAGCGATGGTGTGACAGTCACATATCCATCTGGTAGGAAAGACACGATTGAAACAGCAGTAGCGCGTTCTGTCAGAACTGGCGTAGCACAGGCTACGGGGGATATATCCCTGAAGCGCATGGAAGAAATGGACTGGGATTTAGTTCTGGTCAGTGCTCACATGGGAGCGAGGACGGGTGATGGCGGTGAGAATCCGGGTAATCACTCATGGTGGCAAGGCAAGATATACTCTCGTTCTGGCAAAAGTAAGAAATTTCCACCTTTCTCATTGACCGGATATGGAACAGCAAGTGGACTGTCAGGAGTCAACTGTCGGCATAGTTTTGGAGCCAGTGACGGAGAATTTAATCCTTATGCGGAATTATCAGCACAGGACAAAGCTGACAAAGGAAAACAGTACGAAAAAGAGCAGAAACAACGTACTTATGAGCGGAGAATCCGAAAAACAAAGCGTGAAGTCCTTGGAATGCAAGCGGCGGTTAATAACTGCAAGGACGAACAGACAAGATTTGTACTCCAACAAGACCTTGACCGAAAGTCTTATCTTTTGCAGAAACAAAATGCTGCATACAAAGATTACTGCAAGCAGAACGACCTGAGAGAACTGCAAGACCGGCTTATGATTGCGAAGTGGAATCGCCAGAACGCCGCAAAAGCCAGAGGAGCGGCGAAGAGATATAAAACAGCAAAGGGGATTGACTGATGGACAGATGGGAATATTTTAATCCTAATCCTGTTAAGGGTAAGAGAACCGGAGATTGCGTTGTCCGGGCAATATGCAAGGCAACCGGGTTCGACTGGGAAACGGTATTCGCCGGATTAATGATACAGGCGTGTACTCTGTCAGATATGCCGAGCGCAAATTATGTCTGGGGAGCGTATCTCTATAAACATGGGTACAGACGCAAACTGATTGAACAATCAGAACGATATATCTATACAGTCAACGACTTTTGCGCAGACCATCCGACAGGCACATACATTCTCTGCATAGATGGCCATGTGGTGACAGTACAAGATGGTAAATATTATGATACATGGGATTCCGGAAATGAAGTCCCGGTATACTACTGGGAAAAGGAGTAGCTAAATGAGCATATCAGAATTTGTACAGATTTTCCTTTCTATCTGCGGAGGGGTGTCTATTGTCGGAGGTGCGGCAGCCGTAATCTTTAAATGGATTACCCCGGCATTCCGACTTAATAAGCGAGTAGAGACACTGGAAGAACATGATAGACGAGATTATGAAAGTCTTCGGAGAATCGCAGAACGAGATTCATTAATTCTGGAAGTGTTGTCGACCATGCTGGATAGTCAGATTAGTGGGAATAATGTAGAAGAATTAAAAAAAACAAAACAGAAGCTTACAAATTATCTTGCACAGAATCAGCGTTAGCATTAGTAAGGGGTATGCTCATGAAATTATATGTGTTCACGAAGAAAGATATAGACAGATTCTTGATAGAGTGTAATTTCACGCCGGACGAAGAAAGGCTGTTCCGGCTGAGATGCAAGGAATATACGCTCGAATACTGCGCTGAGCAGATGAACGTGAGCATATCTACTGTAAAGAGATTAAGCCGTCGGGTAAACAATAAAATAATCAGAGTATGTTGATACGATAAAAGCCCCCGGGATTATTTCTCAGGGGCTTATTTTTATTCTGATTTTATCTGTTCTTCGTATTTTTTTATGAGCCATTCCGGGACCGGCTCGTCTCCGTCGTCACCTCTGTATTTGATCGGGTCAATATTGTTTGTGAGACACCATTCCCAGCTGTTATAATCGTCGCCGTCTTTTGACACGATGTAAAATATATCGTATTCGCTATCTACAAATGCCAACGTATCTGTTGCGTTCATTGTGTACAGCATGATATACATGTTTCTCCTGTATGCGTACGCCATTTCTAGCGGCGAATCTTCACCGCCCAGAAATTCCATGAACATTTCAACGTCGGAAGATTCTTTCGACAATTTGTTATAATAATCGTAGACTTTTTCATCCCATCCGTCCGGAAAAAGCTTACGATCTTTTATTTCCTCGTTATCTTCTTTAGCCATTTTGTAAATGGTTTCAAGTTTTACTCTCTTAATCATTTTACACGCCTCCTATTTCACTTCGCAATCTTCCAAGACAGCTCGCTCTAACAACTGTCTCACATAATCCGGACATTTGCTTTTTCCGGATTCCCAGTTTTCGAGCGTTCTAATCGGTATGTTGTACCTCCTTGAGAATTCTGCTCGGGATATCTTTAAGTGTTCACGCATTTCCATAGTGGACATATTTTCTTTTTGCTTCAGATCATCTTCCATAGATCCTTTTGTTTTGTAAGACATGAATCCTACCGCGGATGGGAAAATACGGGTGTAAGTGGTTTTATTTTCGTCAATCCATTTAATACTCACATATACTTTTGCACATAAATATGGCCATTCCGGACTTAATATAGTACCGTCCGCATATACACAAACATCACATTCTTCAGCGATAGAATTATCATATATGATACGATCGACTTCTTCTTTAAAGAATTTTGCACGGCAATAGGCCACGATATCGTCTAACTGGTATCCGTCGCATTCAGGTATAAAACTTTTGATCTGTTTTCGCTTGATCTCCCATAGATTCGTGCTATAATCTTTATCCATTTTAACGAGGCTGTCGACAAACCCACCGACAGGAGAGGGATTTAAGATTTTGTAAGCTACATCAAGTTCGGCTTCAGATTTTCCGCAGCCTTTCTTGAAATCATGCATTAATTCATCCATCATGGATTCAAATTCAGATTGATTATATTTATACATACATTTCGCCCCCCTTTCTATCAATGTTCTTTGGCATATTTATGTATACGCTCATATAAATTCATTTCATTTCGGTTCGCCATTAATTCGCTTAAATCGTTTGAATCATAATTTGTAGAATATACGGTATAACTGCGATTTTCGATAAACCATGAAGCTTCTTTGATGTTGCTAAGAATCTCCATATCTTTAGCTCTTTTTTCTGCGCGAGCAGGTCTGTCTTCAGCTTCGTATTTTCTAACGAGAGCAGATAAATACGAAATCATGTTTTTTCTTATATCTTCAGCCCATGCAATCTGTTTTGGGCTTCCGACGAGTCCAACTAATTTTTGTTCCATTGTTTTCGCTTCCTCCCATGCTTTCTTAAGACCGGAGGATATAGTTAATGCTGACTTTTTAACCAGTTCCCATGCCCTTTTCATGATTTTTGATAAGTTGTATTTTTTCATTTTTAATATCCTCCGTTACTTTGATGATTATATAATACCACCAAATTGGTGGTATGTCAATACTTTTTCGATACTTTTTTGAACTTTTTAGATTGATACATCTATGCAAAAATATAATCAGAAAGGCGGTGCATAAGATGGCATTATATAACAATCCTTATCAATATAGTTTTGGCGTTCCGGGACAGATGAACCAGTTTCAGCAACAGCCTGTCCAGATGCCGGCTCAACCAGTACAACAGCCCCAGCAGAATAACAATGGTATCCTGTGGGTATCTGGCGAAGTTGGCGCAAAATCCTATCTGGTAGCGCCCGGGACAAGTGTTTTGCTGATGGACAGTGAAAGTGAAAAATTCTACATAAAATCCACAGACGTTTCCGGTATGCCACAGCCATTACGGACGTTTGAGTATCACGAAATAGGCACTCAGATGCCGCCTAAACAGCCTGTTCAGAACATGGACAGTAAATATGTTACTCGACAGGAATACGATGATTTGAAAGGCAAATACGAAGTTATCATAAACCGATTAAATTCATTTTCTGAACCTGTTAGGGCTAATACCGTACAGGAATCAGCGACCAAGGGAGGAAATGCAGATGAGTAATCCATTATTTAACGCACTTGGCGGTGGGATGCCGCAGGGAAATGGACCAATGCAGATGATACAGCAGTTTATGCAGTTTAGGCAGAATTTTAAGGGGGACCCGAAAGCAGAAGTTGAGAAGATGCTACAGTCTGGACGGATTTCTCAGCAGCAACTTAATCAGGTTCAGCAGATGGCAGGACAGTTTCAACACATGTTGAAAGGAATGAAATAGTACATTACAATCTGGCCAGATTGATGTAAATACACAAAAAGGAGATTATATTATGGATGGAAATTATAGCTTAGCAGATATTGCCGCTGCTACTGGAAACGGTAGAAATAATGACGGCATGTTTGGCGGAGATGGTAGCTGGTGGATTATTGTTTTATTCATTTTTGCTTTCTTTGGATGGGGAAACAACGGCTGGGGTAATAACGGCAATGGCGGTGGATATGCAGCCACAGCAGCTACTCAGGCAGACATTCAGAGAGGATTTGACAATTCCGCAGTAATCAGCAAACTTGACGGAATCAATAGTGGCCTGTGTGATGGATTCTATGCCATGAATAACGGTATGCTTACCGGTTTTAACGGAATCAATACAAACATCATGCAGACCGGCTTTGGAATCCAGCAGGCAATCAATGCTGATACTGTAGCAAACATGCAGAATACAAATGCTTTACAGGCTCAGCTTGCGAACTGTTGCTGCGAGACCCGGGAAGCTATCCAGGGCGTGAACTACAATATGGCACAGAACACCTGTGCATTGCAGAACACCATGAACAGTAACACAAGAGACATCATTGATAACCAGAATGCAGGAACAAGAGCCATTCTTGACTATCTTTGCAATGAAAAGATTTCTAGTCTGCAGGCTGAGAATAATGATCTCAGACGTGCTGCATCTCAGGATCGCCAGAGCGCACTTCTCACAACTGCAATGGCTTCTCAGACACAGCAGCTCATTAATGCAATCAATCCAGCACCGATTCCGGCATATCAGGTTCCTAACCCGAACACATATTACGGATGTGGATGCGGATGCAACACCGGATGCAATTGCTGATAACTTCATATCGAGAGTATCTTTCGATTGATTTCGGATGTCGGCTTATGCCGTTATTACACAGAGGGGCAGGCTGAGACCTGTCCTTTTGTGATATGAAAGGAGTATTTTCATGGCAGAATTTACAAATGTAGCTGCTCAGACTGTAGCAGCAAATGGAAACGTAGTATTTTCAAACACAGCAGTTAAAGGTTCTAACTGTATTCAGCACAGAGAGGGAAGCGGAATCATCACCCTGAGAGGACTGACTAACCAGTGCAAAGCGAGATTTTTCGTGGATTTTTCTGGTAATATCGCAATTCCAACAGGCGGTACAGTTGGAGCTATTTCTCTAGCTATTGCAATCTCTGGCGAGCCGGTTCTTTCTTCTCAGATGATCTCCACACCGGCAGCAGTAGACCAGTACAACAATGTGTCCGCTGGCATCTATATTGATGTACCACGCGGATGTTGCGTTAATATTGCAGTAGAGAATACCAGTGATCAGGCTATTTCTGTTGCGAACGCAAACATTGTTGTGACCAGAGAAGCGTAGGAGGTGCAGTTATGAGAGATATTAAAGACTTATGCGCAAGAATTGAGGACGAACTGTCCAAAATTGCTGACAGTGGGCTGACCACTGGAAATCTGGAAATGACATACAAACTGATTGATATGTACAAAGATATAAAGAACACGCAGTACTGGGACAAAAAGGTGGAGTATTACAACACTGTCCTTGATGAGATGCGTGGCGGCGGATACAATGACGATTACAGCGAACGCGGAAGAAAACGCGACAGCATGGGGAGATACAGCTCAAATGATGGCAGAATGATGCCGGATTACGACAGAGGTAGCTCTTATGCCAGACGGGGCGAACATTACGTCAGAGGGCATTACAGCCGTTCTGACGGACGAGATGCTTATGACGACTATATGACGCAGAAACAGAGCTATCGTTCCGGCAAATCTGAGGACTGCAAGAGGAAGATGCTTGCCGCATTGGAAGAACACCTTGACGAGCTTACTACAGAAATGAGCGATATGTCCAAGGATGCAGAGTGCAGGGAAGAACGTGATCTTGTTAAAAGATACGTGGAAAAGCTCCGGGATATGCTCTAATTAGTTAAAACATGTACCACAACTTTTGGGATACTTTGTGGTAAAATATATTCATAGGGAAGATTCGTAAGTGGTTGCCGCCACTTGACATAGACATTTTTTTCATTGATTCCTCCTTTCACGGGTGCGTGTCCTTAACAGAAACAGATTCGGGCGGAATCTGGAGGTTGAAAAGCGGATGCAATTTCCGGCACGTATCATTGCTGTCTATATGACTTGCTCACTTACATAGACAGTACGCACCTCCTTGTAAAAGGTAAATGGGCAGACGGATGCCCGAAACAACTCGTGGCAGGCATGACACGTTAAACACCTTGCTAACCCGGGAATCCGGGTTATGTGGAATGTAGCTCAGTGGGAAGAGCGGAGATGATGAATTCTTGACGTCAGAGGTTCAAGTCCTCTCATTCCATTACCCTGCCAGTGGTCTAACTGGCTTAATCCACTTACCTGCGGCGGCAGGTCAATAAACACGACCAGGAGGATGTATATGCAGAAACTTATTGACACATTAAAATCATTTGGAATTGAGATCCCGGAGGATAAACAGGCAGATGTGAAAAAGGCACTCTCTGAGCATTATAAGAATGCAAAGGAAGTAGCGAAAACCCTGTCAAAAGTCGAGGGAGAACGCGACAGCTGGAAGGAACGTGCTGAGACAGCAGAAGAAACCTTAAAAGGTTTTGACGGTATCGACCCGGCAAATGTTAAGACCGAGTTAGAGGCCTGGAAACAGAAAGCGGCAGATGCAGAGAAAGAATTCAATGCGAAAATCTATGACCGTGATTTCTCAGATGCTCTGAAAGCAGCACTCGATGATGTTAAATTTTCCAGTGAGGCTGCAAAGAAGTCTGTTATGGCAGACATTAAAGAAGCCGGATTAAAACTGAAAGACGGTAAAATCCTTGGATTAAATGATCTGATTGAGCAGATGAAACAGTCTGACGCATCCGCTTTTGTAGATGAATCTCAGCAGCAGGCTCAGCAGAATCAGGCAAGATTTACCACTCATGTTGGACAGCAGCAGACACCGGGAAACATGACAAAGAAAGATATCGAAGCAATCAAAGACCCGTCTGAGAGACAGGCTGCAATTGCTCAGAATATCCAGCTATTCCAGTGATTTTTTTCACCGACTATACGCCAGAGTATAGCCGCTAACCCAATACCTTAACAAATTATGGGTAGAAAGGATTTTTTATATGGCAGCAAAAGCTAATCTTATTATGACTAATGATATTCAGGTAAAGGCACGTGAGATTGACTTTGTTACCAGATTCGAAAGAAACTGGGAACACTTACGTGAAATCCTTGGTATCATGCGTCCAATCAAAAAGACGCCCGGAGCGGTTCTTAAATCAAAATATGCAGAGGGTACATTACAGAACGGAAATGTTGGTGAGGGTGAGGAAATCCCTTACAGCAAATTCGTTGTAAAAGAAAAGCCTTATGCAGAAATGACTATTGAGAAATACGCAAAGGCTGTATCTATCGAAGCAATCAAAGATCACGGTTATGAGAACGCTGTTCAGATGACTGATGATGAATTCCTCTTCCAGCTTCAGACCAATGTTACTGAAAGATTTTACAACTATCTGAAAACAGGTACTCTCTCATTCACGGAAACCACTTTCCAGATGGCTCTGGCAATGGCTAAGGGCCGTGTAGAAAACAAATTCAAGCAGATGCACAGAAATGTGACTGGTGTTGTTGGATTTGTAAATATTCTGGACGTGTACGAGTATATCGGAGCAGCTGAGATTTCTATTCAGAACCAGTTCGGCTTCCAGTATGTGAAAGACTTCCTGGGATTCAAGACAATCTTCCTGTTATCTGACAGTGAAATTCCGAGAGGAACAGTAATCGCTACACCTGTAGAAAACATCGTTCTCTACTACGTGGATCCGAATGAATCTGATTTTGCAAGAGCGGGTCTTGTATATACTGTATCCGGTGAAACAAATCTGATCGGATTCCATACACAGGGCAATTACCACACAGCAGTGTCTGAATCATTCGCAATCATGGGACTTACCCTCTTTGCAGAATATATTGACGCTGTTGCTGTCGGAACTATCAACACAACTCAGACACTTGGAACTCTCACTGTAAACTCCGCAGCAGGAAGTAAAAGCGGAGATACAAAAGTGACTGTCACTCCGACAAAAGCAAGCGCAGGAAATGTGTACAAGTACAAAGTCGCATCTTCTGAGACTACCGTAGACTATGGACAGAACGTGAAGAACTGGAGCGCATGGGATGGAGAATCCGACATTACAGCAACAACAGGACAGGTAATCACAGTGGTTGAGTGCGACAGTACCTATAAAGCACTGAGCGCCGGACATGCGACTGTAACAGCAAAATGATGATCGTGGGAGGTAACTGGCATGGCTTACGCAGATTATAAATTCTATACAGAATCATTCGGCAATGTCGTGCCAGAAACCGACTTTCCACGACTGGCAGAAAGAGCCAGTGATTTCGTGGACACAATGACATTTGACAGACTGGTGGATGGACTGCCGACAAATGAACGCTCACAGAAACGCATCAAAAAGGCGGTCTGTTCATTGGCTGAATTAATGTATCAGATTGAGCTTGCTGAAAAAAATGCTACCAATGCCGCTGTGAGTGGTACGTCAACCGCAATCGGGTCCGGTGGTAGCGCGACAGGCATTGTAACATCTGTATCATCTGGCAGTGAATCAATTTCTTATGCAACGCCTCAGCAGATTGGAGCGAGTGCAAAGGAATGGAGTGCGGTGTATGCCGCTGCCGGGGATGTACAGAAAACGAACGACTTACTTCTTAAGACGGCTTTACCGCTTCTGATGGGAGTAAGGACGGATGATGGAATACCAGTATTGTATGCAGGAGTGTGATAGAAATGATGGAATTAAAACAGACCGTTGAAATGATGAATAGTGCAGATTACAAGGAACGCTTTAAGGCAGAGTATATGCAGGTGGTTATTCGATATAAGAAACTTGCGAACATGCTTGAAAAATGGGATAAAGGAGAACTCCCATTTACTCCTACTTGTCCGAGAAGCACTTACAATATGCAGGTAAGAGCAATGACGGATTATATTGCTGTTCTGGAAGCAAGGGCAGTTATGGAAAAAGTTGATTTGGAGGTATGATTATGGACATTTCAACGCTTGGCTCATGTATAGCAATCGTTATGATCTGCTACATCGTGGGAATGGGCTGTAAGGCATCAAAAAGAATCTCTGATGAATGGATTCCAGTGATCATGGCGGTTATTGGTGGGATTCTTGGAGCAGTCGGAATGGGAATCATCCCGGACTTCCCGGCAACGGATTATATCACGGCGGTTGCAGTTGGTATGTTTAATGGATTGTCGGCTACCGGTGTGAATCAGGTTATTAAGCAGACAGTGCAGAAAGAATAATTAAGGAGAGGGTATCATGTATAGCAAAACTGTGACGATTTTTGATTATTACGAATCAGCCACGACTGGAGATGCGTACTGGTATCCTCATGTACTATCTGGTGTTGACCTCATCACAGACAAGGGAGCAATCCTCAAAAAGTATGGGCCAGATGCAACAGACAACGCACAGTTACACATCCGTTATACTGCCCAGAACGGCGATATAACCATTGCTGACAGGAATGGTAAGATTCTCCCATGGGTGCCACCTAAAGAGTGGAAAAGGCAGATTAACAACGCTCTGGAGGATACGATTACATTCTCAGATGAATCGTTCTTCTGGGAGGGTGAGTGGACTGGCGGAATAGTAACTGAAAGTGATTATCGAAATGGATTCTACCAGTACATGAATCAAAATAAAGACAATGTATTCAAAATCACAAGCGTGGGTGGACCGTACAGCCTGATTCCACACTTTGAAATTCTTGGTAAATAGCATGAGCAGAACAAAGCATTTTAAAGGTTTTACTATCGTTGATGGAGACATGAAAGTTAATCTGAATATGAGTCGTTTTTCAAGGCAGTATCAAGAAGCTCAGTATCTCCTTGATGGAATGGTAATGGACAGTATGGTTCCGTTTATGCCGATGATTACCGGAGATTTCATCAACCGGACAAGAATTGAAAGCACATCATTGCGAGGAACTGGATTTGTGTGCGCTGCAGCTGCTCCTTATGGACGTTTTCTGTATGAGGGAAAAGGAATGGTTGACGAAGCAACTGGAAGTCCCTACGCAAGACGTGGAGCAAAGAAAGTCCTTGTCAACCAGTTTTCTGGTCGGACAGCTGCAAAGGAAAATCTTGAATACACCAAACAAGCACACCCACGGGCACAAGCCCATTGGTTTGATGCCGCAAAACGACAATACGGCAGTACGTGGATTCGCAAAGTAAAAGCACAGGCAGGAGGTGGCAGACATGGCAGATAAGCCTATCGGTAAGGATGCAACCGGATATGAGATTCTGACAGATGCCATGAAAGCGCTTCTGAACCAGTATCCGGGACTACACGACAATGAAATAATCAAATTCGAGGAACTTGGCAAAGAATCGGGAATTGCGTTCTCAGCAGACAACGGGGCGCTGATCTATTCAGAAAAAGAAGATGTTTGCGGAACGATGCACCAAGTATGTCAGTACCCATTTTACGTGGTGTACCGCACAGCATCCGACAAGGAAAGGCAGAAGTTATCTGTTCAGAAGTTCCTGGATAATCTCGGCAAATGGATATGCCGAGAACCAGTTATCATAAATGGCTCTGAGACACGTTTAAATGCGTTTCCTGAGCTTTCACAGGGACGAGTGATAAAACGCATTACCCGTGACAACTCCTATGGTTTAGAGCCACAGGAGAGCGGTGTGCAGGACTGGCTATTGCCATTATCGGTACGCTACGAAAACACTTATGAAGTAATATAACAAGCAACAACCGGCTATCAATTGGAGATAGTCGCTAACCTACACAGCCTTTTAAAAATGATAGGCAGAAAGGACATTTCTATGGCAGTTACAGGCAAGATTGACCGTAAATATATGGCTCATTATATCGATGCAGGTTCCCTCTGTGGGGGACTGACACCGAAATATGAGCGTCTTGGAAAGGACCTGGAAGAGTATAACGTTGAACTCAATCCAGATACCGAAACATCTAAAAACATTCTCGGAGAATCCACATTCAAGCATAACGGTTATGAAGTTTCTTCTGATGCTGATCCGTTCTATGCAGACACTACTTCCGATCTGTTCACAGCATTACAGAAGATTGTAGATGGACGTCTCAAAGACGACAACCTCAAAACAAAAGCAGTCGAGGTTCATCTCTGGACAGAAGCCACAGCAGGCAAGTATGAAGCATACCAGCAGGATTGCTATGTTGTGCCGACCTCCTACGGCGGCGATACGTCCGGCTATCAGATTCCGTTCACAGTTAATTACGTTGGAGAGCGCGTTAAAGGTAAATTTGACATTACTTCCGGCTCATTCACAGCTGACAGCGAATAATTTTTAGGAGGGCGTAGAAAATGGCAAAAATAATTAACACCAAAATTGATGATGGAATTCTCATTTTTACGTTTACCAACAATGAAGATGAAGTTTTTTCTTCTTTCAAGCTTAACCCGACTGATATCAATGTAGCAGCACGTGCAGAAGAACTGACAGAATATTTTGAGCAGCTCAAAGATTCCATTCAGAAAGTCACTTCCGGTAAAGAAATGGCTGAACTGAATAAACAGATCGAGGATAAAATCAACTATCTGCTTGGCTACGAAGCATCAAAAGACCTGTTTAAGGAGCCAATTACAGCAACTACTGTGTTTGGCAATGGTCAGGTATTCGCCTATATCGTTCTGGATAAGATCGCAGAAGCAATCGCGCCGGAAATTGAAAAGAGAAAAAAGAAAATGCAGGCAGCAGTCAATAAGTATACGGAGAAGTATGCAAAATGACCGCCTATGAGCTTCCCACCTCACTCAACATCAGTGGGGTGGATTTTTCTATTAGAACGGATTTCCGAGCAATAATCGACATTCTGATTGCCATGAATGACCCGGAGCTGAATGAACAGGCGAAAGCAGTTATTATGCTACAGATTCTGTTCGAGGACTGGCAAAGTATACCGGCTGAGTGCTTGGACGAGGCCTGTCAGAAAGCATCGGAGTTCATTGACTGCGGACAGTTGGACGATAATCCGAACCACCCAAAGCCCCGTTTGATGGACTGGGAACAGGATGGAGACATGATTGTGCCGGCTGTAAACAAGGTTGCCGGTAAAGAAATCAGAGCAGTGCCTTATATGCACTGGTGGACGTTCTTCGGATATTTCATGGAGTCTGGAGAGTGCCTGTTCAACACGGTTGTTGGAATCCGGTCAAAAAAGGCAAAGGGCGAAAAGCTCGATAAATGGGAAAAGAAATTCTATCAGGAAAATAAGAACATTATTGATATAAAAACACGTCTCAGCGACGAGGAGCAAGCTTATAAAGATAAGCTGAATGAGATGTTGAACCTCAAATAGTTAGGAGGTGAATGTATGGCTGCTGATGGCTCAGTCATTATTGATACCAGAATGGACACGTCAGGCGTCCAAAATGGGGTATCAGCTATAAAACAGTCATTTAACGGCCTTGGGAGTGCTGTAAAAAAAATTGGTCTACTGATTGGTGGGGCGTTTGCTGTCGGCAAATTGGTGCAGTTTGGGAAAGAGTGCGTGGAACTCGGTTCCGACCTCGCAGAAGTTCAGAACGTGGTTGATGTTACATTCACAACCATGTCTGACAAGGTAAACGAATTCGCAAAGAATGCTATGACCTCAGCCGGACTATCAGAGACAATGGCAAAAAGGTATGTCGGAACGTTCGGAGCAATGTCTAAGTCGTTCGGATTCTCAGAAGCACAGGCTTATGATATGTCAACAGCTCTGACACAGCTGACTGGTGATGTAGCATCATTCTATAACATCAGTCAGGACTTGGCTTATATTAAGCTAAAATCCGTATTTACTGGTGAAACGGAAACACTCAAGGATCTTGGCGTGGTAATGAGCCAGTCGGCACTTGACCAATATGCACTTGCAAATGGCTACGGTAAGACCACATCCGCCATGAACGAGCAGGAGAAAGTAGCTCTCCGTCTGGCTTTTGTGCAGAAACAATTATCGGCTGCATCTGGTGATTTCATCCGAACATCTGACTCATGGGCGAACCAAGTGCGAGTGCTGCAGCTACAGTTGCAGTCCCTCAAGGCAACAGTCGGACAGGGATTGATTAATATTTTCACGCCTGTTCTGAAAGTTATTAATATCTTGCTCGGCAAGTTAGCAACTCTGGCGAATGCATTTAAAAGTTTTACAGAGCTTATTACTGGCAAGAAATCATCAGGTCAGACAAGCGGAGGTGGCGCCGGACTTGGCGGATCGGATGCAATCGCAGATACAGCGGATGCTTATGGAAATGCGGCAGACAATGCTAGCAAGTTAGCAGATTCTACAGAAGATGTAGCTGATGCCACAAAAGATGCGGCAAAAGCGGCGAAAGGATATCTTAGTCCACTTGATGAGATTAATCGGTATTCTACACAGGATGCATCATCAACAGCAAGTAAAACTCCGTCGACATCCGGTAGTGGCGGTGGCGGAACATCTCTTCCGAGCGCAGTCAGCAACGTAGATTACGGAAAGGTAGCTGAGGGCGAAACCGCTCTGGATAAGATGAGCAAATCAGCCGAAAAACTTGCAAAGCTCCTTAAAAAGCTCTGGAAACCATTCCAGGACGCTTGGAAAAAAGAGGGTAAAAACACCATTAATGCGGCAAACATTGCTTTGTCGGGAATTGCAAAGCTCGCTAAGAGTGTAGGCAAAAGCCTTGTAGAGGTCTGGACAAATGGCACAGGCACAACGATGCTTACAACCATGCTGAGGATTGCTCAGAACGTTCTTAAAACTATCGGGAATATTGCGTCCGGTTTTGCGGATGCGTGGAATAAGAACAATGTCGGAACACAGATTATACAGAATATTGCAGATGCTCTTGTAGTAGTTATGCAGTTTGTTGAAAAGATTGCAGAGGATACAGCGACATGGGCGGCAAATCTGGACTTCTATCCGTTGTTGGAATCTATCAGTAACCTGACCAGTACCTTTGCACCGATCATTGAAGCGATCGGAAATGTGCTGGATTGGATCTATAAAAACATTGTTCTCCCGATGCTAAAGTGGGTTATTGAAGTAGGACTTCCGACAGTGATTAATCTGGTGTCAAAAGTAGCGACATTTCTCGCGGAACACCAGCCGATCGTTGAGGCATTTGGCGCGGCTCTGATCGGAGCGTTTGCGGCTGCAAAAATTGCAGGATTGGCGTCGAGAGTTATTAAGAGCGTGTCTGGAATAGCTATGGCCGCAAAGGGACTTATCTCGTTAATGACTGGTACAGGCGGCATCATGGGCGGGATCAAGGCTATAGCAACAGCAATTGGACCAGGTGGAATATTTGTCCTTGCGGTCGGTGCAGCTATAGCAATCGGAGTGCTGCTGTACAAGAATTGGGACAATATCAAGGAAGCTGCTACAAAACTGAAAGACTGGGTTATTGGAAAAACAAGGGCGCTTGTTGACGGAGTAACAAAGAAGTTAACGAATCTCAAAGAAAAAATCAGTGGAGTTTGGAAGTATGTGCGTGAAAAAACTACGACAACTTTCAAAAACATGTGGAATATGGTTACTACGAAAGTAGGAGCTATTAGGGACGCTATTGTCGACAAGTTTTCTAATGCGAGGGATACCGTAGTTGATACATTCGCAAAGATAAGAGACACCGTAGTATCAGTATTCAACAAAGTAATCAGTACTATCAACGGTGCGATTGGAACTATTAACGGTGCGATCAGTACCGTGGAATCAGCTTTTTCGTTTGGCCCGTGGAAAGTACCGACTCCGACTGGTTCAAAGACTATCGGGTTTAAAGCTACTTTCCCACGCGTTCCAACAGTTCCATATCTGGCAAAAGGTGCGGTCATTCCACCTCGAAGCGAGTTCCTTGCAGTTCTGGGCGATCAGAAGCAAGGCAACAACATCGAGACACCGGAAGCTCTGCTCAGAAAGATCGTCCGGGAAGAAACAGCAGGACGGCAGACCGGCGGCGGAAGTTACCGATTTACGGCGCAGATCAATCGCAGAACCCTGTTTGACGAGATGATGAAAGAAGCACAGATGAGACGAGATACAAGCGGTAGAAACCCGTTTGAGATGGCATAGAAAGGAGGGCGTTATGGAAAAGTACAAAATCAACGGAACAGTCATTTGGCAACCGGACAAAGACCTTGCGCTATCCTTTGCCACGACTTATACGGAATCAAGCCAGAGGACACAGTATGGTGTAGGATACTTTACACCGATGTTTACTGTAGAACAATATACGTACAAGGCCAGTGATATCCCAATGACAGAAGCAACTAAGATTTTACAGATGGTAGCGAAAGGATATAAATTTACACTTCATTATTTTTCGCCGTATTACGGAGTTTGGCGTGATGCACCATTCTACGTAGGACAGACGCAAAACATAGCTATCGGGGAACTGTCGGACGATAGAAAGATTTTATCGTCATTAGAATTTAATATGACGGGGGTGAATCCACTGTGATTAACGTAAGTAACGCATTTAGAGAAAAATTTGAAGCTGGCGAGTCAGTCAGGATGGCGGTGGACATCACCTTTCCTGACGGAACAAAAAAGACTATTGATAGTGATATCATGAACGGCGACAACGGGTTTTCCGACTGTGCGGAAAGCAGCAGTTTTCCGGTCGGTGCTACTATCTGTAAAACACTAACGCTGAGTATTAATAATGATCAGGAGCAGTGGAAGAACTACAACTTTTACGGAGCTAAGATTCATGCTTATCTGAAGCTTCAGACGTCGTATGCGGCACCGGAATCTGTAAGCGCACTGTTAGATGAAAGTTATAATCCGATTCTGGATAGTACCGGTGCCCCTATCATCGCAACACAGGCAGCCACGAAAGATATCATTGAAACTATCGACAAGGGAGTCTATACAGTCACTACGCCGGAACAGTATTCGGATATCATCAATGTTACGGCGTTGGATGATATGTATAAGGCAAATAAGACATATACCAGCGGATTGAAATTTCCGCAATCACTCATTAACCTTGTCAGAGATGCTTGCAAGACTGTCGGCATAGGCATGAATCTGACTATGGATCATGGCGATATTATAATAAGGAAGATTCCTGACAGTATGACGTTTCGCCAGTTGTTCGGATATGCGGCTATGGTTGAATCCTCGAACGCCCGGATTGATTATTCCGGAAACCTCAGATTTTTAAAATGGGATTTCGGGAAAATGGAATCTGACAATGCCGCGACCGTGGATGCAGATGGATTTATTCATTTTGGTGATGCTAACCCATCTATTGATACCGACAGTTTTGTTTCTCTGCCGGGATGGACTATTAACGCAGAGGGATTCCTGGATCTCACATCCGGCCCGGGTAGTGACGTTCAGAGACTGATGGCTTACGCGAACCCGCCTGCGCTTTCCAGTGATGATATCGTTATTACCGGGATTCGATTGAAAAACGGAGAAACGGACAATAATACTGACACAGATCATTCCGGCATGTACGGAGAGGAAGGGTACGTCCTTGAACTTGAGAACGAGCTGATTGATTCCGACCAGCTTCAGACAGTAGCGAATATCATCGGCGAGCAGATCGTAGGGGCACGATTCCGGAATCTTGAAGGTGATCTGGTGTACAACCCGCTCGTCGAGTTTGGCGACATGGTGTACACTTACGACCGATTAGGGAATAAGTATCTTACTCCTCTGACAGATGTATCAGGTAATGTAGGCGGTCTGACTACAGTTAAGACACAGGCCGATGATCCGATCAGGGGCAGCAGCGACTTTTACGGGAATAGCACAAAAGCTATAGTTGCGGCACGTCAGATGGTGCAAAAAGAAACATCCGCAAGAGAAGAGGCTATACGGAGATTAGCTGAAACACTCAATTCCTCGAGCGGTCTGTATATGACACAAGAGCCGCAGCAGGACGGTAGTATCATATACTATATGCACAACAAAGCAACCATGGCAGAATCCAACATAATCTGGAAGCTGACAGCAGAAGCACTTGCCGTGTCGATTGATGGCGGAAAAACATATCCTTACGGCTTTGCGGTGACTGGCGAATTAATAACCAGACTGCTCTATGCAGAGGGCATCAACGCCGACTATATTAACGCAGGAACGCTCATCGTAAGAGACAAAAGTGGAAATGCGATATTTGAAGCGGATATGGATACCGGATCAGTTACCCTTGACGGAAGTTATGTGACGATCGGCGGTAAACCACTTGATGAAAAGATTGAAGATGTTGAGAACATGGCAGCTCTGGCTAGAAACATGACCATGCAGCTCGACAACGACTATCAGGGAATCCCGGTTGACAGCAACGGCAACTATACAGAGTTCCCAGAATGCACTACAACGGCGACAGTCATGTACGGTACACAGGATATCACGAATAACTGTACATATACGATTACGACGTCGCAGAACATACAGGGACATTGGAATAAGGAGAATAAGACGTACACCGTCACCGGCTTGACCGCAGACAGCGGATGGGTGAACATCAAAGCCGCATATCTGAATAACCTTGTCGTATCGAAACAGTTTTCGCTTGCGAAACAGTACGCCGGCAAAGACGGAGCGAACGGCATCCCGGGAAAAGACGGTAAAGACGGAAAGACACAGTACACACACCTTGCTTATGCCAACAGTGCGGATGGAACGAAAGACTTTTCGGTATCTGACGGAAACCGTGAATATATCGGCATGTACGTGGATTTCGTGGAAGCTGACAGCACTGACCCGGCGAAATACACATGGTCACTGATTAAGGGAGCGGATGGTGCACAGGGTGTTCCAGGAACACCAGGAGCGGACGGAAAGACGCCTTATTTTCACATCGCTTACGCCAACAGTGCTGATGGAAAAGCCGGATTCTCCGTGGATAACAGCGTTGATAAGCTGTATATCGGGCAGTACACCGATTACACACCGGATGACAGCACTGACCCAACAAAATACAGTTGGACAAAGATTAAGGGCGAACAGGGAAATGCCGGAAGGACTTACTTCTTCCAGAGTAATGCAGATGTGTTACTGATGGGGGCAGATAAGAGGATAACACCGGCGCCGCTCATTGTAGATTCGTTTTACCGTGACGGAAACGGAGAAGTTGCGCAGTCACAAAAAGGTTGGTGGAAACTGGAAAAATCCACCGACAACGGCGCTACATGGTCGGCACTCACGGTATCGCAGACTGCGGCACTTGACCGGTTGAGTATTAACGTCAATAACCTGTCGCTCAAGGCTCACAACATGCTCAAGGTTTCGCTGTATTTTGACCAAGCAAAAACGAAGCTTGCAGACTATCAGACGTTTTCCGTGGCGGTTGATGTGGCATCACTGACACAGGAGCAGATAGTTGATATCCTGTCAGATAATGGAAAATTCAAGGGACTGTACTACGAAAAAGACGAAAGTGGAAACACGACACTGTATATATCTTTCAATGCCATGAAAGGTGGTGTTATCAGCCTTGGTGGCGTAAATAACGGTAACGGTCAGCTGAAAATTTACGATGAAAACGGAACATTGATATCAAGATTAGGGTACACCGGATATGTTGTGCACAACAAGAACACCGGAAACCCAATGGTTTCGCTTAACACTGCCGGATTACGATTGTATACGGGCTATACAGACGCAAAGAACTACAAGGCTTTGATGCTTGGAAAGTACGGATTATACGCACAGGATGTGTCTGATGGTGTTATTAGACTTTGGCAGGAAGGAACCGGCGACGGTTATGTTGTGAAATATCAAAACGACACGATTCGGATATATACCGACTATCTTACGGCTATGAGCGATGTAACCGTTAAGGGGACTACGGCATTAAAAGACGCTTATGTTACCGGAAAATTTACATTTAAAGATTATGGCGTAGAAGATTCAGGACAAAACATACGAAGAAGACCCGTGGCGTCAGTAACTAATGCAACAAATAGAGTAGCGCACTTGTCATCATCGGTAGAATCTGGAAAGGCAGCGTTAACTATATCGGCGCAATGGGGGTCAACCAACTATAGTTTGAGAAAGTTGTATAATGATTCCGCCTCCGATGTTAGGCTAAAGAAAAATTTTGAAGACTGCGAAGTGAATGCTCTTGATGCAGTTTGCAAAATGCCGGTGTGTTCGTTCGATTGGAAGGAAAACGGCGTTCATCAGCCACTTGGACTTGTTGCGGATGATTTGGAAAAGATAGACTCCTTACTTACACTTGGTGGCGGATATAACGAAGATGGAAGCATAAACGCAAAGCAGATTGACAGACTACTTCTGACTGAATACGCAATCAAAGCCATACAGGAACTCAGCGCAAAGGTTGACGAGCAAGAGAAACGTATTAAAGAATTAGAAAGGAGATTACAGTAATGGCAAAATTTAATGAGTACACACAGAAAGCAACACCGGCGGACAACGACACGATGATGATTTACGATGCGGCGGCGAAGGCAAACAAGCTTTCACCGTTTAGCGGAATCTGGAACTGGATCGTTGGGAAACTGACCAATGCGGTCATCAGCAACTTGCAAACGAACAATCAGACGGTACTGGGGGCGATTAATGAATTAAATAGTAATAAAATCTCAAATACAAGATTTGCTGTACAACACATTTATTATTCTGACTCTCAAGTAGCCGAACTGGGTGGCTTAGATGCTTGCGTCCAAGATGCACTTAATAATACTCTTCCAAAAGATGGAACATTTTATGGTACTTTTGTTGCAAGTCATCAATATCTTATGATTGGCTACCGATACGTAAATGGAAGATTTGGTTGCATAATATTATTTGATTACATTAATAATACTGAAAGATGGAATATAAATAATAGTAAAGTTACAAAAGCCAACCTGCCAGAAATAGAATTTTTAACAAGAACTATCACTGCGGAATCCGAAAAAAATGCATACGATTTGCAAATTAATGCTACGGAATACATGATCATCTCAATTCAAGCAGAAGATCGAATGGGGTGGCGGTATACTGTAACCCGTGGAGTAAGCGGAACAGAAGCTACGCAAAACTGGGCCATTTGTTTTATCGGAAATCCAACAGGTAATTTTACTTTCAAAGTTGCAGTTTTGAAGATTAAATAGTAAGTCTTCACTTTTGAAATTCGTATTCCCATTTAGTTCATTAAAAATTTCATAAAAAGCTACCAATGGAGTGCCCGTTCCCCACGCGGGAACGTGGGTTAAAATGTGAAAGGAGTTGACAGAATTGGAGATTAAAGGAATTGACGTATCATCCAATCAGGGAAAACCGGACTGGTCGAAAGTAGCTAAATCCGGTATTAAATTCGCAATCTTGAGAGTACACCAGAGGTCCGGCGTTGACGGCTCATTCGAGTACAACTACAAAGGATGCAAGAGCAACGGAATCCTTATCGGCGGGTACAAGTATTCATATGCCCTGACGCCGGCACAGGCTATTGACGAAGCGGAAGATGTGATCGCCGCGCTCAACGGACGTGGACTGGACTTTCCAGTGTTCTACGACCTTGAGTGGTCTAATCAGCGAAAACTCGGCAAACAGGCAATTGAAAATATTGCAGTGGCATTCCTGACCAGAATGAAGAAAGCCGGATATAAGGTTGGCAGTATTCAAGCAAAGGAAAAGTATCCGGTATCAGCGGAAACGTTGATATGAATGTATTTTACAAAGATTATCGAGGAACGACACAGAAAGGAGAAACAAAAATGGTAAAAACAAAATTACAGAAATTCCTTGAACTTGGTGATTATTACGCATCAAACGGCGGATACCTGGAAAAGAAAAGTAATGCTTATCTGGATGATTTTAAGAAAAATGCTGGATACAACAACTACACCAGATTTGCTCGTGATGTAAATTCCTGGGGACAGCCGGGCTGCCAGGCTCAGCCATGGTGTGCAGAGTATCAGTTCTGGAAACTGGTTAATGTTCTGGGAATCACAAGAGCATTGCAGATTATGGGCGGTGGATTCTATAACTGCAAGAGCATCACCAATCACGCCAAGAGCAATGGAACATGGCATAAATCACCAAAAGTAGGTGCGTTGATTATATTCCGTAACGGTTCCCATGTTGGCTCTGTCCGCAGCTTCAATGGTAGTGTCGTATATACCAACGAGGGAAACACTTCCAGTGCTGCCGGCGTGGTGGCAAACGGCGGAGCTGTACGCAACAAATCCTACACTATCAACGATTCTGCAATTGACGGATATGTTTGGATTGACTGGGGAAACGAGGGGCAGACTGCGGCTTGGAAAGCAACCGGTACAGCTACATCTACAGCGGACGATTTGTATGTCCGCGAAAGCCCGAACGGGTATGTTCTTGGAAAAATCAACAAAGGAAACCGTGTTGAGATCAATGGAGAAAAGTCCGGCGCGTGGACTAGAATCAAGGTAGCCGGAATTGGAATCGGTTGGGCCGCTACCAAGTACCTTGCTGTTGACGGAGTAAAAAACACGGCCGCAACTGCGACAGTAATCGCCAAAAAGCAAGACAAGAACCAGAGGTTGTACACTGGACAGGTCACAGCTTCTAGCCTTAATGTCCGCACATGGGCCGGAGCAGAATATCCGAACATTAAAAAGTATCCGACATTAAGCAAAGGGAACAAGGTTGATGTTATGAATTTCACTCAAAAGGCAAGTAACGGTAGTTCCTGGTACTACATCCGCATTGCCGGAAAGTATTTTGGATTTGTTTCCGCAAAATACATCAAAAAAGTGTAAGAATTAAGCCTCTTGGAATTAATCTTTGGGGCTTTTGCACCAAATAATGTTCTGATTGATTTTTCCTTCAAAACAGGTTATACTATCAATAGTCACGCAGGGATTGAACTTATGGTGCGTATAGTACCCTGTGTGACTAGCACAAGTTGAGAGTGCAGACCGATTCCGCCGTGCATTTATGAAAGAGCTGTATGTCCCAATTCGGGGACTGTTAGCAGCGGCACGAGCGGACTGTCAGGAAAAGAGTCGGGCCTAAAAACCCGGCTCTCTTTTTTTACGTCAAATTACGATGTTATGAACAGATATAGATTTACACGGTTAGTCACATGTTAGTCACAAATGAAATCCGAAAACCCGCATAAACAAAGGATTCTTGAAGATTTTCATTAAAATTAGATTAAAGAAAATGTTTTTGCGGAATCCCTTGTAAAATGCGGGAAAGCCAGTAAAATCAATACTTTACAGGCTTTTGTTAGAGTAATTAAGACAGTTTAAAAAAGATAAAAATAGGAACGGTTAGTCACAGTTAGTCACAAACGGAACTTTTATTTTCTCTATTTCTTCCCGGAGTTCTTTCAGGGTTCTATGACCGTACACAGCGTTCGTAACATCGTTCCCGAACGAATGACCCAGCATCCTCTTCCGGTCGTTCTCCCGGACGCCGTATTTTTCGCACAGGGTAGAAAAGGTGTGCCGGCAATCGTGCGGCGTGTGCTTCGGGTTGCCGATTATCCCTAATCGTTCTAGTGTAGGGTAGAACAGGGCGTTTCGGTGTTGCGTCTGGGAATAGATACAGAGCTTGCCGTTTTGCGTCAGGACTTTGTTCTTCGCAAACTCGTATATGGCCGAGTGGATTGGAACAATTCTGTCTTTTCCGGCTGCGGTCTTAATGCCGCCTTGAAAGTATTTTTCTTCGAGATTAGTCGTAAGCTTCAGAACTTCGCCGATTCTCCAGCCGGAGTAGCACATGATCAGAATGAGCTGTACTTCTGGATCGTCGGCGTTCTGCCAGAGGACCCGAAGCTCCAAATCAGAAAACGGTGTCCCGTGCTCGACGTCATCTTTTGTTTTGACAGAAACATACAGCGCCTTGTTTTCCGTGACTATCTCTGAGTAGATTGCGAATTTATACATCTGCTTAAAAAGCATCAGAATCGTGTTTAAACTCTGCGTTTTGAGCGGGCAGTCATCAATAACCTTTTGCAGGTCCGGTGCTTTCAAGTCTTCAAATGCACGATTATGCAAAGGCTTGCTGTTAAGATACCCGCAGTGATATGCGTTCTTTGAAGACTTCGACAGATTAGTGTCTTCCGGAAACTTCCATGATATGAATTTTTCATATACTTCTGAGAACGTCAATTTGTGCGTTTCCGGGTGCTTTTCCTCTGTGCCCTTAATTGTATTGTAGTCGGCCAATATGCGGCCTATAAGGGCGTCTGTGTCCGTTGTAGGGGCAATCTCAAGCTCTTTTTCCATACCCGGCTTGTACGTCCCGGCTTTGTAAGCTGTCAGGACAGCGAACCCTTTCAGATAGTCGTCAACGTAGCAGATCGCAGGCGGTCGAACTGCTTTCCCTGTTGCGTCCAGTGCTGCCGGTGGGTGCACTGCATAGCAGTTTCTTCGACCCTTGCCGAGATAGCGGATAGAGCCAAAGCTATTCGGCAGCTTCGGGTATTTCTTTCTTTTTGCCATAATTTCCTCCTTGTATAAAAACAGCCCCTGCCGTTAAGCAGGAGCCGTGTTATCTACTCTATCTCGTCAATATCAAGAGAATATCCCAGCACTTCTCCGACATCTGTACATTTTCCTTTTAAAGTAATGGTGTCACCCTTTGACATGGATGCTATTTGAGCTTTCTGGTCGTCGTTCTTGATGTAACACTGAACTCCAATAATCTCAAAATCTCCATCGGCCATGAGATCAATATATTTTCCAGCCGCATCAATGTTACTGAGCTTTCCGGTGATCTCAAGATATTTACCTTTGTATTTATCAGATGCACCCATGGCGTTGCTGTCAAGATCGGACATCATATCATTAACAGAAACAGCAGTGTACTCGATCGGCGCAGCTTCTTCTTTTGGTTTAGTAGCAGTTTCTTTCTTTTCTGTAGAAGTAGTGGCTGCTGTGTTTTTATCTGATCCCGAATCGCTTTCGCCTGCGACAGCACCGATAACCACTCCTATGATAAGTATTAATACAACCCATTTTAATATTCCGCTTTTTTGTTTCTTTCTACAATGTGGACATATTTTTGCATCTTTTGGAATGTCCATCTTGCAATGTTTGCACTTCTTGGTTTTTTCTTCGCTCATGCTTTATCTTCCTCCAATGACGTAGTTTTCATATTTTTCTCTTATTTTTGCAAGTTCTCTTTGCCTGATCGGGACGATCGCGCCAGATATCATTGTAAAAAAATGGCTTACTTCGCTTACCTCGTCCATATTAACTATATAGCTCTGGTGGCAGCGCAAAAATCTTCCGTCAAGACTCTTTTCGATATCATTGAGCTTTCCTCGTTCCTTGTGTGATATTCCGCACGTGCAATGGATCATTATGTATTTGTTCTGGCTTTCGATGTATTCAATATGCCGGAATTCAGCTCTGTGAAAGTAGTCCTTGTTCTTGATAGTAAGCGTTTTTTCACGGATATTTTCAAGAGTCTGTTCAACAACTGAATACATTCTTCCATGCTCGGAGCCTTTAATGATGTAATGCACCGGTAGCACATCAAGTGCATCAAATACATATTCTTTGCGTTCTGTCCAAAAAGTGATATTTCCATAGTATCCGATTTTTCTTAATCTTTTGGCAATCTCTATGCCATTTTCTCCGTTAATGGAGACATCAAGAATTATTATGTCATACCATTCACCATCTGAAACATCGTCGATCAAAGGTTTTCCGCTGGTGTAGGTGGTTAATGTATATCCACCATCACCATGCTCTTTTAGATATCGGTCAATGCTATTTTTGAAAGTCTCAATCCGTAGGTTATCATCGTCACAAATCGCAATTTTCACGCAAATCATTCCCTTATAGACATTGTTTTCGCCATTTGCAAAAAAAAGTGTTTAAATATGTTATTTTTATTATAGCATCGTTAAATTTAGTTGTAAATAGACGTTTTTAGGTGATTTGTAAAATGAAAATAATCAAAAATATACTAATTATAATAGGAGCTGTGCTTTTGCTTAATTACATTGTTTATTTACCAATGTGCGTAGACGATTATATCCGCGAAGAGTCAGAAGTGTATTCTGTCCAAAATGCGTACAGATCTTCTACCCTACATAAGAATAGCGCCCATGAAATAAAGCAGACCATGCCGCCGTTTTTATTCGCCCTGCCACTAAACAGAAAAGACTATATCTTTGATGTTACGAATAATTTCTATGCAATCATAAACATATCGGTGTATATCTGGCAGTTTCCAAGGGCAAACATTAGTAATATAATAGCAAAAAATGAACTAATGTTCGGTTATATTTCCCACAAAACGCACATATACTGTAATGTAGGTGATAGTTGTGACAAGGAGGGTTATTTATGGATTATAAGAAAGAGATTATCGGGATGATAAATGGAATAAAAAAGACAGGTACATTAGAATACCTGTACACATTCATAAAACTATTTCTGGAGAAGTGGGGCGATTAGGCCCCACTTTTTTAATTAGAAAGCATGGAATCAATTAGACTTAAAACAATTTTCTGATCACGTTCGCTTAATAATGAGAATTTTGAAATCAGATTAAAATCTTCTTTCGCCTGATTAGGTGTGTCTTTTCTAGCACGTCCTACATTAAATCCCATTAACCACGACTCTGAAACATTTAGTGCCATTCCTAAGACAACCAGTTTTTCTTGACTAGGTTCTGTCTTTCCGGAAACGTACTGGCTAATATCCGACTTATTCATTTTCACATTGTATTTCTTACAATATGGAAGAACAAGATTAAGAATATCAACCTGTCTCAGATTACGTTCGTTCATCAAAGTCTTAAATCTTTCTGATGAACTAACTTTTTCCATTATATTATTCTCCTTTCGCTTTCTGATGATAATATATCACATATGAAACAAAAGTTCAAGACTTAAAACAAAAAAGTTAAAAATATTGAAAAAATGTATTGACATAGCATAATGGCGATGTTATATTATAATCAGTTCAAAACATTGAACTAGAAAGGAGTGCAGATATGGCATTTGATTATAGTAAGCTCAAAGGAAGAATCATCGAAAAATATGATAGTCAGAGTTCCTTTGCGAATGCTATGGAATGGTCGGAGCGTACATTATCGTTGAAGCTTAACGGAAAGCTGTTTTGGAAACAGTCAGATATTTGCAAAGCAGTCAATCTGTTGGAGCTTTCTGCCGATGATATACAGGACTATTTTTTTAAAGAAAAAGTTCAAAGCTCTTAACTAGCAAGGAGGCGAAAACAACGAGCCAAATAAAAAAGTTTTTCCACTGGTACTTTTTCGCACGAAGAAAAACATTGCTGGAATGGTTTATGGCAAAATTCCCAAACTTTCCATTGCATGTATCAATAGTATCTTTACTGTTGATAATATTTCGCCCAGAAGTGGAATCTTGTATACGTCATATCCAGCAAATAGGGCAACAATTGATATTACTGTTGGGATTATAAATCTAATTCGTTCTTTGCGCTTGATTCGAAAGTACATTTTGCAATTTCGGTTCACGGTATAAACTCCGTGATCTCGGTCAAGCAGACCTAGGCGGTTCAGATAGCCTAGTGTCTGGTATCTAAAGAAACGATTAGATTTGATAATCGGTAACAAGCGGAGAGTTATTCGCTCACCAAAGGATAACTCAATGTTGGAAAAGTCAATATTTTTCATTTTAATCTCCTCTCATAGGAGAGTATATCACAAGAAAGGAGTAAATGTATGAGTAGATCACTTGAAAAAAGGATTCGTTCATTGGAAAGAAGAGCTGCCAGTCTTGAATCGCAACTTCAAGACCAGCAACAAATTATTTCTTCTCAGCGTCCGAACGTCCGCCCTGAATCACTCTTAGATCAGGCGGCTCATGATGCTCAGTCAGGTGTTCATATTCCAGCATTCCGAATGAATCTAGGTAATCGAACATTATTTGAACAGAAGACTGAATAGATGTATTTACGGCATTTCTGATGATTTGGAATTGTTCTTTTGATATGCAAGGTTCGTCTTCCGGCAGACCTTGCAACAGGCTCTGAGCAATATTAGCGGAATTTTCCGACAGGATTCTTTCAACATCAGAGTTAATGACCGACATAAATTCATCATAAGTCATTTTTTAATACCTCCTTTCCAAAGGAGAGTATAACACAAAATCCAAAAAACGAAACAAAGAAACTGTGCATTCACAGTAATTAAGGAGGATAAAGAAAATGAAGAAATTTGAATTAACATCAGAAACCAAAATTAACATTTTCGGAAAGAAACTTTTCCGAATCAAAGCACTCATTTCATTTGCGGATGTAGAAGCCGGAGAAACTGGCGGATGGGTAGAAAAAGAAGGAAATGTAAACCAGTCCGGCAATGCATGGGTGTCCGGCAATGCAGAGGTGTCCGGCAATGCAATGGTGTCCGGCGATGCAATGGTGTCCGGCGATGCAAAGGTGTCCGGCGATGCAATGGTGTACGGCAATGCATGGGTGTCCGGCAATGCAGAGGTGTCCGGCAATGCAATGGTGTACGGCAATGCAAAGGTGTCCGGCGATGCAATGGTGTACGGCAATGCAAAGGTGTACGGCGATGCAAAGGTGTACGGCGATGCAAAGGTGTACGGCGATGCAGATTACACAACTATTCATGGATTTGGTGCTCAATTCCGCACCACTACGTTTTTTAGATGCAAAGATAAAAAGGTCAGAGTTGCATGCGGATGCTTTTTCGGAACTATTCCAGAATTCCGAGAACAGGTGAAAAAGACAAGATCTGGAAAAATTGTAGAAGAATATCTGATGATTGCTGATTTGATGGAAAAACATTTTGAGGTGAAAAGCAATGAATGACATAGAAGAATACATTGAAAAAAGCGCACAGGTTCATCAGTTCGCCGCAGAGGTTGCGAGAATCATATCGGGCATTCCACGGATGCCAGAGTTTTCGTCAGAGAACATGACGGTAGCCGATGCGAGTCAACTGATCGGACTTCCTGTAACATCAATTAGAGCAGGAATTGTGTACGGATGGCTGCCGATTGGCGTGGCTGTGCAGAATAACAAGCCAGCAAAAAGCCTTTCCGGTGGCCGAATCACATACATCATAAGCCCTAGGAAAGTCTATGAAGTGACTGGTCATGTCTGGAAAGGCAAGGCTGCTCTCAATAAGTGAGTGCCCCGGAGGGAGCCGAAACCTCCACCCCGGAGCTTTGCACCCACTAAAACGCCTTAGTGGATACAGGTTAATTATAAGCCTCTATCTGCTAATTGTAAAGACAAATAAGAACAAATAAGGAGAAATTAGCTAGATATGAGTGAGATTAGAAACGAAAATCAGCCAACATGGGCTGACATCGAAGTAGCGCTTGCGACAGAAATTGTTGAGGAAAGCAAGAAGAAATCAAGAAAGTGGTTCACGGCATGGATTATAACAGCTGCCGCACTGGTGGCGAGCAACCTTGCGTGGATTATGGGAGGTATCGGTGAATAATCTGAAAAACATCATCTGTGCCGCACTGATTGGAAGTTTTTCCACATTCCTCCCATTCTGGCAATGGGGCGGATCGGGCAGACAGCTTTTTGCGGCGGTGATGAATACAACAATCGTATATGGAATTCTCTGGGATATTGATACGACAGAGGGAAAGGAGAATGAAAATGTATAAGAAAGAGATTGACGAAATTTACGAACTCTGTAAAAGAGTTGCAAATGAAGTTCCGACAGCAAACGCCTCGTTCAATTATTCAATTTATGGCATGAGTGTATGTGCACTTAAAAGGAAGGAAGATGTTAATCTTCCCGAAGACAAATTTAAATGGGATTTGTATCAGAGCGTATCTTTTAATCCATTTTACGAGAAAGAGAGTCGTGAAAGTCTCAAAATAATCAAGACTTTCTTACTAGAACTTCTGATAGATGGGAGGTGCCCGTTAAATGTTGAATCAGACAGAGTTGAAGCTCCTGCCGACAATGGAACTGATAACGACAGTGAACGAGCTTCTGGAGGAGCTGAACAGGCGGAAAGCGTACATTCTTGACTGGGAGAACCCGGACATGTATCTGAATCATCTTGAGTATCATTGCGCTGGTGGAATCTTTCCAAATGGCGAGCAGAATCCGGCACGGGGAGATGGTTCTGACAATGTTTACTGTTTCTTTAGCGAGGTGAGAAAAGATGCAGGAGAGAATTGACGAAATCCTTGGTCTGATAGACGAGCAGCTTTCCATTGTAGCTGATAACTACATTGAAAGTTCGTACAAGGCAAGAACGCTTGCAAGCTATGTACAGGTTCTAAATGGGCTTTTAACGGCTCAAAAATCGTATAAGGAGGAAAATATCGGTGAGTGAATTTGAAATCCGTATTCCGGCAAGAAAGAAGCAGCCTGCAACTGATAAGGATAACCCGGTCGTGAAAGTATCAACAGTTGCATACAACGCACTGGTTGAAATCTATAACGAATCAACCTTATCAATGAAAGATATTGCAAGTTTGTTGATCGTTGAGGGAAGCAAACATGTGGTTTATGACAAGGAGGAATAGCAATGGCAACACCAGTATTAATTATTGGAAAATCTGGTTCCGGCAAGAGTACCAGTCTTAGAAACTGCCAGAATGAACACTGGAACCTTATTAGAGTATTAAATAAGCCGCTTCCGTTTAAAGGCAAGATTGACGGATGGTTTACAGATGATTACCAGCAGGTAATGAAGTGCCTGATCGCATCAAAAGCGGAGTCAATCGTAATTGATGATGCAGGTTATCTTATTACGAATCATTTCATGAAGGGACACGCTTCTGCTGGAAAAGGCAATGCAGTGTTCGCTCTGTACAATGATATCGGAGACTATTTCTGGAATCTTATCCAGTTCATTGTAACAAAAGTACCGCAGAATAAAATTGTTTACCTCATGATGCATGAAGAAAAAGACGATTCCGGGGAAGTAAAACCTAAGACAATTGGTAAGCTTCTGGACGAAAAAGTTTGCATCGAGGGCATGTTTACCATCGTTCTTCGCTGCATCGAAGAGAGCGGGAAACACTTATTTGTCACCCAGTCCAGTCAGGGAGCAGTAAGCAAGTCCCCGATCGGGATGTTTGACACGTTGACTATTGATAACGACCTTGCAGAAGTTGACAAGGTTATCAGAGATTATTATGAATTAGGAGGAACAGGCAATGCAGAAACCAAATAATTACGATACTACACAGGCAGCAGGAGAATTTGAACCAATTAAGCTTGGTGGTCATAAGATGGTAATTAAGCAGGTATCAGAGAAAAAATCCCAGGGTGGACTTGATATGCTTGTTATCTTGTTTGATTTCGCAGAAGGAGACGAACAGGCGGGTTATTTTATGAAGCAGTTTGAAAATGACATTCGTCCAGACAAGAAATATCCGAACGCCGGCACTAACTATATGGTCATTGACGAGAGTGTAGATTATGGCGTCCGTAACCTTAAAACATTTATCACATGCGTAGAAAAGTCAAATCCGGGATTTGCCGTTAAGTGGGGCGATAATTTCGGGCAGCAGTTTAAGGGAAAACTGATCGGCGGCATCTTCCGTCTGGAGAGAGACTGGTACGACAATAAAGAAGTGAAACGTCACAAGCTTGCATGGTTCCGCAGTATTGAAGGAATTAAGGATGTAGATATCCCAGAAGAGCGCGCCACGAGAGCCTATGACGATCATCTGAAAGAAGAAGCTATCATGGGAGCGAATCCGGTAGGTACGGACTTTATGAGTATTCCAGACAGCGTACAGGAAGAACTTCCGTTCAATTAAAAGGATGTGTTTTTAATGGTTATACAAGTGGACACAAGGGAACATAAATCAGAATGGGAACGGATTCAGAGTCAGTTTGATAACATTGGAGTGCAGTATTTTCGCTCGAAATTGTATTGTGGTGATTATCAATCATTAGACAATGCAAAGCTCTGTATTGATCGTAAAAAGGATTTACAGGAGTTATGTGGAAATGTCTGCCAGCAGCACGAAAGGTTCAAAGCGGAGCTGATTAGGGCACGTGAAGCAGGCATACAGTTAATTATCCTATGTGAGCATGGACCAGATATTAAATCAGTTGGCGATGTATATTTCTGGGAGAATCCCCGAAAACATAAAGTTATCTGGAGGACGGTAAACGGCAAAAAGGTAAAGACTGTAATTTCTGACAAGGCTGTTGATGGCTGCCAGTTATATAAATCTCTCTGCACAATCAGGGATAGATACGGAGTTCGATTTGAATTCTGTACAAAAGAAGAAACTGGTAAGAGAATCGTGAAGTTGCTGACATGACGAAAGAAGAAATTAAACAGTCAGTGAAAATGTCGGAGATCCTTTCCAGGTACGGACTAAAGCCGAATAGAGCAGGATTTATATGTTGTCCTTTTCACAAGGAAAAATCAGCATCCTGCAAAATCTACGATGATTCCTTTTACTGCTTCGGCTGCGGAACCGGTGGCGATGTGTTTGATTTCGTGATGCAATACGAATCCGTCCCTTTTAGTACTGCATTTATCGAGCTGGGCGGTACTTATATTTCAAAAAAAGGTAAAAGTCGTAACCAGATCAGACATGAAATGCGAGATATTAAATCAAAAAAATGCAATCCTGATCAGGTCCCAAACGAGCTTGAGCAGGTAGAAAAGAACATACTTATGTACGAAACAGCACTAAAAACGTTCCCTCCTGATTCAGAAGAGTGGTATATGTGCCAATTCAATCTCGAGAAAGAAAAAAGCAGACATGAATTGCTGTCTGTTAAGTCAGGAGGTGAGGAAAATTCTTGAAAATATTGGAAATTTACAAGCACAAGACTTTATGGAAAAGCAACTGTATGAAGAACTTTTTGCGATAAAAAGTAAAATCGATCGTTCCGAAATCAAATTTAAACTGATGGACCGGGCAAAAAGTGTGAAAGCGAAACATATAGCAGAAGAGTTCATAAAGGAATTTCAGAAAGCAGAGCAGGAAAAGGAAAAAGAAGAAAAAGCAAATCGTTCTATGCAGTTGGTTGAAAACATCACAAATTTCTATCCTGATTCTGTTGATAAGGAATATCCTAACATGGCTTGTGGCAGCTGGATAGCTACAGAGAACGGAATATTTTCCTCTGAAACATCTAAGGCAAGAGAACTTGTATGTCACCACCCGATCATGCCGATACGTCGGCTAAAAAACATCGAGACAGGAGAAGAACAGATCACTGTAGCATTTAAGAGAGATGGCTACTGGACAGAAATAACTGTTCCAAAAATTGACATTGTGACTTCCAGAGCAATAACTAATCTTGCAAGGTTCGGGGTGCAGGTCAACTCAGAGAATGCAAGGCTTCTCGTAAAGTATCTGGCGGATGTTGAAATGTACAATGCCGATATGATCGACATACAGCACTCTACAAGCAAGTTAGGGTGGCATGGCAATGTATTTGTGCCTTACGACCTTTCAATTGTTTTTGATGGCGAATACCGCTTTAAAACACTATTCCAAAGCATACAGGAAAATGGAGATTACTTCAAATGGGTAACTCTAGCTAAACAGCTGCGGTCGTGCGGACGATTAGAGCCACGAATAGCACTGGCGGCATCTTTTGCAAGTGTGCTTGTACAGCCGCTTGATGTATTACCGTTCATCGTAGATTTCTACGGACAGACAGGTGGTGGAAAGACAGTAACGATCAATATAGCGGCATCAGTTTGGGGAAATCCTGCGCCGGGAGCTTACGTTGGAAACTTTCGATCAACAGATACATCATTAGAGACTAGAGCAGATATGCTTAATAATTTTCCAATGATCCTCGATGACTCGAAGAACGCTTCTCAGTATATTCGGGACAACTACGAAACATTGATCTATAATCTCTGTTCCGGCAAAGGGAAAGGAAGGTCAAATAAGGACCTCGGAGCAGCTAAGGAAAATACATGGAGTAATGTGACTATTTGCAACGGTGAGAACCCTATTTCGGAATTTGCAGACTCCGGCGGAGCTATCAACAGAATTATTGAGATTGAGTGTTGCGAGGATATTTATGAGAATCCGGCAGAGATTAACGGCATTGTCGTGAAGAACTATGGTTTTGCTGGAAGAGTGTTTGTCGGGAATCTCAAGCAGTTCACATCGGACGATCTGAAAGAAATGAAAGCCGAAATTGAGAAAGGCTTTGACGGATATGACTTTCCGGCAAAACAGGTCATGGCTATATCTACACTTCTGCTGGCTGACAAATTAGCTACAGATTTCATATTCAAGGATGGACGTGAGCTGACGGTCGAGGACGTTGTGGACATACCTACACGTAAAAAAGACGTATCTGAAGGACAGAGGTGTTATGAATTCATTCTTGAAAGTCTTTCCGTATACGGGCAGCACTTTGATGCTCAATTCAGTTGCGATCAATGGGGATTCAAGGAAACGCCAGATGAGTATGGAGATGTATATGTATATTTTTATCCGAAACCTCTTGAAAACCTTTTGAAAAACAATGGATTCTCCAGAAAAGCCTTTTCAGCTTGGGCGATTAATCGAGAACTAATTAAGCATACAGGAAAGAGAGATACAGTACTAAAAAGGGACGGTGGAAGTGTAATGAGGCTTATTGCAGTAAAGATTGTTGATATAAAAAGTCTCGAAAATGAGCAGGAAAATGAGGTTATTGAAACTGGTTTTCTGCCAACTAATGCCGAAACAAATGTTCCGTTTTCATAATTTTGTAACCATGTAACCGTTGTAACACGAAAAAAAACGTCCTATAGGAGAAAGTTTGAGAGTGTATAAAAAACATATACTCTAGTGGTTCTCCTATATGAAAACCTTGGTTACATTGGTTACACGGTTACATACCTCTGAAACCTGCATAAAATAAGGGTTTTTGGCGTAACCAATAGGTCGAAAAAGTCGGTTACACGTTGGTTACAAAATTAAAAAGTATATATAATTAGATTTATTATAGCAAAATTAATTGAATATTACAAAAATATTTAGTTGACATAATTTTTACAAGGAGTGGTTACAAAATGAAAAAAGATGATCTCAATAAAAAGCAAAGATATGCGTTAGACACGATGCTGTCTGGCAGTAACGTTTTTCTGACAGGAGATGCAGGAACAGGTAAAACGACGGTTATCCAAACGTTCATCGATGAGGCGGAAAAAGCTGGTAAAAGCATTCTGGTATCTGCCACTACTGGAATAGCTGCGGATAATATCGGGTATGGAGCGACCACCGTGCATCGTGCGTTAAATATCTCAATTAAGTTTGAGGATTATAAGAAAAAAGTGAAATCCAGATCTGAACTGCTGAAGGAAGCAGATATCCTTATTATTGACGAGATCAGTATGTGCCGGTTCGACCTGTTTAATATGATTGCAAAGACAATCATCACGGAGAATGAAGAGAGAGCCGTTGACAGACTTTTGAACGGAGAGGATAAAGAAGATATTCAGCTAATCGTAATCGGGGATTTCTACCAGCTTCCACCAGTTATCACGACAGATGATCGTAAAATCCTCTGCCGGATGTATGGATCTAATTATGGAAAAGGCGGAAAGTACGAACACGGATATGCTTTCATGTCTGAATACTGGAAAGAAATGGGGTTTGAATATATTAAACTTGATGAGGTATGCAGGCAGAATGATGAGGGATTTAAGTATGTGCTGAATGATATTAAATATGGCAACAATATTAGAAAATCCATTGCATATCTGGAGAATAATGAATCAGACAAGGTTATACCAGAAGCACCATTTCTGGTCGGAACAAATGCTGAAGCTGATCGGATTAATAATACTTTCCTTGGAAAACTAGATAAAAAGACCGAAAAAGTGTTTCATGCAGCAGTTGACGGAGATCTGACATCTGCCGATATCAAGAACATTGCATTTGCCAGAGAGGATTTAATACTTAATGTTGGCGCAAAAGTGATGATTACAGTCAATGATCTGTCTGGAAATTACGTAAATGGAACAATCGGCATTATCCAGAAAATTGTGGACAACAGAGAATTTGAAGAATCTTATCTGGTTATCAAGACTGATAAGGGTAAAACAGTTAACTTGTACAGATATAGTAAAGACATTGAAAAACAGGTTATTGAGGAATCTGAACAGGAAAAAGACGGTCAGAAAATCGTAAAAGAAAAGATTGTCCGTAAGAAAGTTGGATCATTCTCTCAGTTTCCCGTAAAACTTGCATGGGCGATCAGTATTCATAAATCACAGGGACAGACATTTGAGAAAATCAACATTGATCCTTGCTGCTGGGATCCTGGACAGTTTTATGTGGCTGTTTCACGTGCGAAATCAGCAGACGGCATACATTTTATCAGACCAATAAAGCAAAGCTATATCAAGGCGTTTAGCAAGGATAACGAGCGGCTTCTTGAACAGAGTTTTGAGGTAGAAGAAGGTGTATAAATATGAGAGTTACGCACGAGCAGATACCGAACACCATAAAGTTTTTACAGATTGACTTTCCGGCACTGGTCCTCCAGACTGCCGGAATAGAAGAAAGCGATGAATACTGGCAGCAGGTGACAGAGCAGATTCATATTATGTCAGAAAAATATCGAAAAAACGGATTTGTGGACCATATGCTATTGGCTTATGCGGACTATCTCGAAAAAATGTTTAAAAGATCGCAGAAGATGAAAGAGGAGCGTGAGAAGAATGTACAAACAGAAATATAAAGAAGGTCAGCAGATCCACAAAGACATATATCTGTACATCTGCCGGTATATCAAAGAACATCGGTACGCACCGTCTTACAAAGAGATTGCTGACGGGGTTGGCGTGTCAAATGCCACGGTACTTCGCCACATGGATATGCTGCGGACAGATGGACTGATTGAAACGGATCACCCGAAGACACCGAGAGCATTCCGGCTGACAGGATATGAGTTCGTGACAAGGAGGAAGAAGCATGAAACTGTATGAGCTGTTCAAAGGTGCTGAGTACATTGGAGAGTTTACTCTTGATGAGATCATAAGCATCACGGGAGCACATCGGAGTGCACTACTCAACAGTGTGGCACATGGCGTCCTCGTAAATGACTTGTGGGACGTCTCTCCGGCTTATGACAGGACTTTAAACCGAAATGACGACAATTCATTGCTTAAGCAGTTTGAGGCCGTTACAAGGCAAATTAGGAGGTGTGTGAAGCGTGAGCAGTAAACTTAAAGCAAAGCCACGAAAGCAGAGACTTCCTCTAGCTCAGCCCAATCAGGCAGCACAGGCATTTGGGCGAGCAATGATTAACTGCCATAGTCAGATTAAAAGTATGGAGAAAGAAGCTTACGAAAACGGATTCAACGATGGAGAAGATTGGGCTGATACGATTAACGTCGTTACAACGATGATGGCCCTGAGACGCTTATATGGCTTTTCTACAAAACGCTTGCTCACAGTCATGCAGACTGCCAACGAGTACGTTAAAATGGCAAACAGGGGAGAAATGAGCGTTCTGAGTATGATACAGGACATTGAAGAGAACACAGATGTAAGGTTTGATGAGATGAATAAGAATCTGGTTAAGAAGATGGGAGTATAAAATCATGGAGGACTGCACAATAGCGTGTCAGTTGCTTGCATGGGGAAAGCGAGGATGAAAATGGATTATAAACACTGTAGATGTGGATGTGGTGGAATTATAGGACAATACAGTAAAACGAAAGGATTCACCTGCGAAAGATGCAATAAAGAGTATCGATTATCAGAGTTAAATTTTGATTGGATTGCATCGAACGAAAAGACAGGATGGTTGTTTCCGATGTTGAAAAAGGAGGACGCAAAATGTTAATCAGAAGTCAGGATAAAGAAACTTTAGCTAATATGGAAGGCCCGATTGCTATAGAAATTTTAGGCGATGGTAAGGGACATTCAATCATGTATTGGAATGACGGCTATGTGCTTGGCTTCTATTCATCGAAGGAAAAAGCCATGAAAGTGCTGGATATGATTCAGGAAGCCTATGTAAATGGACATATTGATTATCAAATACCAGCGGATAGCGAGGTGATTGTATGAAGTACAGAAAGAAACCAGTTGTAATTGATGCAGTGCAGTGGACTGGTACAAATAAGCGAGAAATATTTGATTTTCTGACAAATGACAATTGTCCAGAGGAGTATATGACATCTGATTTCCCGATTGTATCTGACAACTTCTATATCGACAAATGGAAGGTTCCGGGTGGATTGGTTATTAAGACACTTGAGGGCGAACATCTGGCGAATATTGGTGATTATGTCATCCGCGGTGTTCACGGTGAATTTTATCCGTGTAAGCCAGATATATTCAGAAAAACTTACGAGGAGGTGGAAGTATGAGCGATAAACGCAAAATATACGATTACATAAAAAAGACAATAAATCCTTACGGAAGACCTTTCGAGGGAACTGCATATGAGTTCGGGATAAAAATCATGGATTTCATCGAAAATATGGATGGTGAGAAAGAAAATGGTTGGATTCCGGTCAGTGAGAGATTACCGGAGAAAAATAAAGATGTAATTACAACTGTTAAATATAGTGGTTTTATGGGAATGTACGGAAGGTGGTTAAAGACAGTATTCATTGATGGCTATGGCGAATGGAATGGAGAATGTATAGGCGGTGAAGTTATTGCATGGATGCCACTACCAGAACCATACAAGGAGGACTAAATGGGATATTGCAAATTAGAGTGTCCAGACGGTGAAACGCAATGTTGTATCTGCTGTGAGAAACAAGACGGTTGCGATAACCGGTGTGATATGATGGATAGCTACGAATATGCAGAAGATTGCGAAGATTATGTTGAGGAGGATGAGTCATGATTACATTCTTATTAGGATTCGCCCTTGGAATCATAGTCGGAGTGGCTGGCCTTGTATGTGTAGCGATCATGTACGACAAACACCACCCAGACGATTAGAAAGGAGAACGGTATGCTGACAAGGAATAAGAAACTGAAAGACTACGGTATTCCGGCAGAGGACATTGAAAAACTGAATACGATGCTGAAAGACTTCCCGGCAGAGTACGGATACCTGCTTGCCAGTGCTGCCTTGTCAGCTTGCCCGAAAAACACGGTGATAGCGGATATGGTTATTGAGAATATCCTGCACCGGAAAAGTTACAGGAAAATCAGCAGAGAAAGATATATCCCGATGAACCCGAAAGACTTTTACGGCTACAGACGCAAGACCGTCGCTGTACTGTATGAGAGAATGAGATTGTTGGGAGTGTGGGAAGGAGATGAGTGAAATCAAGTCTATTTATCCGAAGGAATATCTTTTAAAAAATGGATTGCTTCGATACTATGTCGCTCCTGGAAGATACGGATTTGCAATTTACGAAGTGGGTTATCAATTACCTCTGCTGTCACCGTTGGAATATTGTACGGAAAATAGTGCGAAGCTTGATTGTATAAGATTTAATGCTCTTGGGCCGGAAGAAATCTGGAAAGAATATTGGATACGTTATGTAATTTCTAAACGACCATTAGGTGCGAAAATAGAGACGTTTGCTGAATGGAAAAGCAAAAACGCAAACATGTATGAACGGGAGGATAGAAGATGAAGTTAATTGATCTAATAGCAGCAATTGACGACGATCCTGAAAGCGATATAAAAATTCAGATATGTCACCCTGGAAGAAGCTGGGAGGATTACGATACATTCAATGCCGGTTCAAAGCTGCTGAAACCATTTTACGATTTAGAAATAAGCTGCCTTTCGGCAATAGAAACGGATGTGATCAGAGTTGATTTGGATTTTAATGAGAAAGGGGGTTGCGATTGAATGAGCAGACTGATTGATGCAGACAAAATAATTGACTCTCTTGGAAATTCGGATATGGATTTTGCAATAGGTGCAGTTATTGACGAACAGCCGACGGCTTTTGATGTGGATGAAGTTGTTCAACAGTTGGAAAGTTTAATCGAAGATAAAGTTTCAGAATCGGGCGACGATTGGTATACAGCTGAATGCCTGAATGAAGCAGTTGAAATTGTGAAAAATGGTGGAGTTGAATGAGAGAGATTCTTTTTAAGGCAAAACGGATTGATAACGGTAAATGGGTTGAGGGATATTACCTAAAAGATCAATACCACAGAGGTGGGAAGGATATTATTTTTTATCGAAAGGATTCAGATCGGTTTACAGTATATACCGATATAATTGATATAGAAACCCTCTGTCAGTTCACGGGTCTTTGCGATAAAAATGGCAAGAAGATTTGGGAAAATGACGTCCTGATGTGCCATGGAAATTCAGAAGACCTTGCAAAAGCAGTATTTGGAGAATTTGGTGTAAGAGATATTGGAACCGGATCCATAGTAGATAAAGTTACCGGATGGCATTATGAGATTATTCCGACAGATGAAATCAGCAGATTCGAACCATTCTGCTGGTCAATGCCATTGACAGAATATTATATCGACAGATGCGAAATGGAAGTAGTTGGCAATATTTTCGACAATCCAGAATTATTACAGGAGGAATCAGATGAGTAAATCAGTATTAGTGATTGATACACCAGAAAACTGTGGAAAATGTAAATTTATAAGTACTTTCTGGTGCAGAGCAACGGGTGGCAGGAGAGTTCCAAACAATGATGTAATTCCTGTTTGGTGTCCGCTGGATCCACTGCCGGAGAAAGATATGGAAAGCTATTTTCCAGACGAATTTGGAGATGGATATGCTACTGGCTGGAACGCTTGTATTGATGCAATTACGGGAGGAAACGCAGATGATTGATTTAACAGGAAAAAGCGTATTTGTAAGAACGCAGGAAGAATATGAAAATATTCTTAACATTGCAAGGTTACACGGTTTTGATAAATGGTCTGATAAAGTCAGTTTGTCGTCTAGGAATATCAAACTGCCAAATATTTTGATTTTTAAGGATAATGGAACAGTTGCTTATTGGGGTGATAAAGGAGTGCTTGAAGTATCCGAAATCATCGAAGATGAAGAAAGAATCAAGGATGCAATAAACCTTGTCAGAACATTCGCTAAATACCCAGACAGAACAGCATTGACGGACCCATTTATTGAGTCCTTGAAGTTACTTGCAGATACTGTAGAAAGTCAAATGAAAGAGGTGAAGTAGATGGAGAGATTAACACTTGACGATATGATAAAAGCACTTAAATGCGTTTCTAGTCAAGATGTCGAGGGTGATTGCTATGCGGATCACGAAAACTTCATGCATATGGAGGATGATGAACATAAACGCATTGTCTGTGGAACTGGCGAGGATTTAAGAGATTATATCAGTGGGAAGGAAGCGGTTGGTTGCCCGTATCACCAGAAAACGTATGGGACTTGCTGCGAAGATGGAGAATTGTATTGGCTGAAAGATGTTGCAGAACTGTTGGAAGAACTGAAATCTTACAAAGACTTAGAAGAACAGGGCTTGCTTGTGAGGTTGCCGTGCAAGGTTGGAGAAAAACTATGGTGCATTGTTAATAGCGCAATCCGTGAGCTTAGAGTATATCGTTTTGATATGCCAGCATTTGGAACTACTGATATCGTCTTTAGATATGCAGATGGTTTTAAGTTGGAGCGTTTCGTGGGAGAGATAGGAAAAACCGTATTCCTTACCCGTGAAGAAGCTGAGAAGAAGCTTGAGGAGATGAAGAAGAATGATTGAAGCGATAAAAGAATTTTTTATGATGCTGGGAATGTGCGTAGTTGGACTTGCTGTTTGCATACTATTGTATGCAATAATCAGCAAATTCAACAGATGGCGAAAGAATGGCTGCAAAATCAAATGTCTTTGCAAACCGCATAAATACAAATTGGTTTGGTATTGGAGAAATACTGAGGAAGCTATTTTGGAATGCAAGAAATGCGGCAAAAGAAAACAAGTATTCATTGATTATGATTCTATTAAGGAGAAATTTCATTAGGAGGATTAATATGAAACCAGAAGAAGCATTAAAAGAATTAAGCTACGATGACACAGCCTATGGCGGTAAATGTACTTGCGAAGTCAGAATGACTGCGATTGACGCATTGGAAAAACAGATTCCGAAGGAGCCTAAATATAAAAAGCAGTTAAGGGATTTCTTCGGGGTGGCAACCGTAGTCAAAGGCGATTGTCCTTGCTGCGGAAAAGCAGAGATCTATTCGAATGCGAATTATTGTCCTGATTGTGGGCAGAAATTAGATTGGGGAGGAAGTGAAAAGTCGTGCCAGACAAACTTACACCAGAAATAACGCCACAGCTCGCCATATCAGCATTCACAGTACTACATCAATATTGCAGCTCGATCAGTCCACATGACTGCATCAGATGCGCGTTTTACGAACATTGCCCAGAGTGTTTCATGGGGTGTCCAGGAGATCAGGGCGAGACGATCAGAAAATTACAAAGCAATGAATAAAATTAAAGAGTCGGTATTTACCGGCTCTTTTTAGCGCAAAATTTCTCAAACATGTACCACAACTTTTCTACTGACCTATGATAGAATATACTCAGAAGTAGTATTATGGGATTTTATAGCCAGAAATGAGGTGATAATATGGCAAACTTAAAAGCAGTTACAAGAAAACTTCAAAAAGCTATATTGTCCACCGGATTAATCATAAAAATCGGAACATCACAATTCTATAGCCACGAGCAGGAACGATTAATTACAGTAACGATTATATCAACACCAGTGTTTAGACCAACAAAACGTGGAGAATGGAAAGATTGCGATTATGAAATATTACGAACTGCATCCCAGTATGATGTGGTCATGTGCCTTAAAGAAATATGGGAGGCGGTCAGAAAATGAGGATAGACAGAGGTGATTAGATGGACTTAACGCCTAAACAGAAAGCGTTTGCAGATGAATATATAAAGAATGGCGGAAATGCGTCTGATGCCGCAAGGAAAGCTGGGTATAGCGAGAAAACAGCATATTCAATGGGACAACAGAACTTGAAAAAACTTGTGGTTTCTTCCTATATAGCTGCAAAACAGTCTCTCATCGAAAAACAAAAAGGCACTGACATCATGTCCCTGGCAGAAATCCAGCAACGCCGTTCCATGATTGCAAGGGGCGAACTGACTGATTCATTCGGATTTGCTCCGGACTTCTCAGACCAGCTAAAGTCCATGAATGATCTGGAGAAAACATTAAAGATTAAGCAAGAGCAGGAAGAAAAGAAAGCAGCAGAGGAAGCTGCTAGAAATGCAAAGCCGTATCACATGGATCTGTATAATATTCCTGATTGTTTTCACTGGGCTATTAGAGATATTCGAGACAAAGAACATCTGGAGTATGTATTTAAGGGCGGACGTGGCTCCACGAAATCAACCACTGTTGGAATGACTATAATAGAGTTGATGAAGAACAATCATGACATTCATGCTGTGGTTTGCCGTAAGGTCGGGAATACAATTAAAGATTCTGTGTATAACAAGATCAAATGGGCTATTGGAAAACAGGAATTCACAGAAGAATTTGATTCTAAGTTATCACCTATGGAGATTACATTAAAAGCAACCGGACAAAAGATATACTTCCGTGGTGCTGATGACCCTGACAAAATTAAATCCATTAACCCTGAGTTCGGATATATTGGCATTCTCTGGTTTGAGGAGTTGGATCAATTCGCGGGGCCTGAGGAGATTCGTAAGATTGAACAGTCCGCCATCCGTGGTGGAAACCTTGCATGGATATTTAAAAGCTTCAATCCACCAAAAACAATGAATAACTGGGCTAATAAGTATGTTCTTGAACCGAAAGAAAACAGAATAGTTCATTCATCAACTTACTTGGACGTGCCAAAAAAATGGCTGGGGCAGCCATTCATTGACGAAGCAGAGCATCTGAAAGAAGTCAATCCAAACGCTTATGAGCATGAGTATATGGGAATTGCGAATGGAAATGGCGGAAACGTATTTGAATATCTGGAGATTAGAGACATTACAGATGAAGAAATCAGTCGCATGGATCGTATTTTCGCTGGCGTAGATTATGGATGGTACCCGGACGCCTTCTGCTATCTCAGGACCTATTACGATTCTGCTAGGGAGAAGATATATCTGATTGACGAGTTGTATGTAAATAAATGGAGCAACTCCAAGACCGCTGATTGGATCAAGAAAAAAGGCTATGACGATTATACGATGATATGTGATTCTGCGGAGCCTAAGTCCGTGAATGATTTCCGGGACGCCGGACTTCCTGCCAGAGGAGCAACCAAGGGACCGGGCAGTATCGAGTATGGTTTTAAATTCTTGCAAACAAAGACTATAGTCATTGACCCGAAGCGAACGCCGAACGCATACAAGGAAATTACGGAGTATGAGTATGACAGGGACAAAGAGGGAAATGTAATAAGTGGTTATCCTGACGGAAACGATCATGCAATCTCGGCGCTTAGATATGCTTATGAGCCGTTATTTAACAGAAGGGGGCACAGTGCATAATGAATAGTAAAGAAAACATATTTAAATGTTTGGAAATTCTGGACAAATTTCAGTTCTTCCAAGGACAAAGAGCTGGAAGAGAATTGTGGAATGATAAACCAGTAGAGATACAGAACGAAGATATAAAGAATTTCAATAAAGACATAGAGTTTATCAGAAATGTGCTGAAATCAGCTAATTCAGGTGATTAAATGGGACTTATAA